GTCTGCCGTGGTGGTGTACTGGATCAGGTCGTCGCGTTGAATCACCGCGCCAGCCTTAACCGTAATGCCGTTTGTTACGCCATCCCAGCGCATAAATCCTGCTGACGCTGTAGGGCTTTTTCGGGGGCAGCGCTTCATGGCCGCATGCCTTTGCAGCCAGGCTTCGTCGCACTTATCCGGCAGCATGTTCAGCGCCAGGTAATCAATGTAGCCATACACGGTATGCAGCGCGGCCGCATACACTTTCGCCCTCACGTCTTCATCCATACGCCTGATGGTGTCGCTCGCGTCCAGGCGGGAAAAAAGGTCGGTGCGGAGCATGCTGATATTTTCTGCCAGCGTCGGGCGCTGGAATTCGCTGTCAGCCATTTGTGATCGCACTCCATAGATCGTCAAAAGAAATAGTGGTGGGCTGGTTGGAGCGCCACAGCGTTATGCTGTTACCCAGTTCGTTAATGCCGGTACGCTGAATGAGGAGGTCAATCCTGGAAACAACGCCGTCGTCGATCATCCACTGCAGTGCTTCGTTGATATACGTCCTGGCGACCAGGGCTGTCTGGTTAGTCAGCTTCTGACGCTGGAGCAACCAGAGGCGCGAACCGTACCGGTCGTTCTGTACTGCAGGCCAGGTATCGCCCCACCACCCGTTAGGCTGATCGGCATTGTCATCCGGTTGCGCGCGGCGCCAGGTGAAAAGAGAAATCACAACAGAGCGGGTGATTAAATCGAGAGGGGCATTCGCTGAAACGCTTACCCCGTTTACGGTTAGCCACAGGTCCATATTTACGTCCCCATTTGTTTGTCCGGCACGTCTGTGCTGTTACCGTTTTCTTTGTGTATATGACCGTTGTACGTGAGGCGCATTGACGCCATCGTGACCCCGGTTGTGTCGCAGTGGTCCTTGATCTGGCCTGTCGATTCGATGTCCATTTCGAACCGCGCTTTCGGCGCGTTCATGAAGGTAATGGGCTTTCCGGCGCCGTTCACGACGATACCGGTCCGCGTCAGTGTGACCGACTGCCCCAGATCGTCATAAATGGCGACTTCACCTTGCTTAAGAGACCGGATGCGATAGCGGCGATCGGACACGGTGACCGCTACAGCATGGGAGCGATCGGCATCAGGAAACAGAACCAGAGCTTCAGCACCCGGATTCGCATGTGAGGTAAACCCGTAAGGCTCAAGATGCTCAATGCCACCCTTCTTCTCACCCGCGAGTAGTTCAACATCCACAGCCTGACATTTTGAATCAGGCTTAACGCTTCCCACGACCGCGCGCCGAATTAGGTTAAGCAGCTGCCGCTGCAATTGTTGAAAGTTACCCATCAGAAAGGAGCCTCCTCAGCTTTTTTCTTCTTCCGCTGTTTAGGATCGGCAGGTTCCGGCAGATACGCATCAGGCGGCCCGACGCGCAACTCGGTGATCGTGCCGTTGCTGTCTTTGGTGAACAACACCTCGGAAATCAGCAGCTCACGGTTGTTAAACCCACAGACGGGGTCAAAGACGATTACCCGCTGGTTAGGTTGCCAGAGAGAACCGTCACCCTGGCGCCATCCCCACACGGTGTACGTTGTTTCATCAGTGCGGGCGGCGCGCTGCCGCGCTTCGAAATCAGCGCGGGCGATGCAGCTTGCACCTGTCGCCTGGCCTGTCTGCTGAACAGCCATTGGCCGGTACCGCCCGATCCCGGCATCTTCGGTCTTCGCCCGGAGAGCCGTTGTGGTGGCCGCGCCAAAGTCTTCATCATTCCCGGCTCTCTGCCCGGATACCTGATACGTTGAAAAACGGTCCCTGATACTTTTTTCGGTATCGCAGGAAAGGATGTTCTGGCCGAGAACGAGCGCGGTATGCGCTCGCGTCGACCCAACTCCACCAATCACCAGCCGTCCCACTGGATCGTCATAAGCCAGCACCTGTTGCTGACCCAGCATCTTATTCAGCACCTCGATAACCGTTTCGCCGTTATCCGGCTGCACGCCCGGGATAACGTCAGCAGGTGCGCCGGAATTAACGACTTCAATACCAAACGGCTTTGCCAGCGCGGCGGCCACCTGAACCAGAGACTGTCCGTTGAATTGCGTCGGTTCTGCGGCGCAGTCGATCAAATCTGCTGTCAGGCTGCGCCCGCTGATTCCAACACTGACAGAGCGAGCGTCGTAGCGAACTGGGGTTGCCTCGACCCAGCCAGTGATCACCAAATCGGCGCCAATCAAAACTTCGACCCGGTCGCCACCTTTAACTTTCAGTGAGAGGGTGTCACCGTTCTCGCCTGGCCACTGCCGGGTAATTTCGACGCTGAAATCCCTCGCCAGCCGTTCAACACCTGCGCCAATCCTGACTGATGTCCAGCCGCCCCACTCCCTGCCATTGACCCTCAGAGTAACGTTGTCATCCATAATCAGGCCCAGACGCGAGCAGGGGTTTTAGGGTTCACGGCGAACCCATTTAATCTGGATAAATCGAGACCGTCGTTAATAACCCGCAGATTGACGTGGTAGCCGGGTTCTGTGACGTATTCCACCGACTCTGCTTCGCCGGTACTGGTAGTAATAACGCCGACCACATCCAGACAAATATCGTGATGAAATAAATCATCCTGCTCTTCATTGGTCTGAAAGCCGAACGCAATTAATTTCTGCAGCGCCTCTTCCTCACTGGAGAAGCGCAGATATAAATCTTTCATCAGCGGAGCCCTTTAATTTGAATATCAGAAAGATCACGATGCCAGATACGTAAATTGCGAATGTAATATACAAACTTAGCAACTGAATTTGGTACGTTATTTCCTAACCTTGTTGGTATTTGTGTCGTTCCTACTGGAATAGTTGTATTTGTGACACTATTACCCGACCAGTACGCTGTAACCACGTCTGACACAGTTTTATGGACATAAACTCCTGATAGGATTTGACCCATATCAATCGTAAGCCCACCTGAACTTCTATAAGACGCGATCCTGTTGGCTGGCAAGAGCCGACATATAATGTCATTATTTACTCCGCCGTTGCGCATGACTTCCGCATAGTTGGTAGGAGGAGCCCATTTTACTGAAATTTCAAACCCAACAGTACGAGTAAACTTATCTGCAAGAGTTCGATACCCAGCATTAGTGCTCGGCATATCCCATAAATCAGGGGCGCGGGTTGCTGTAGATGCTGCTGTTTTAATATAGGATGTTGGAAATGGTGACTCTTCCAATTGCGCACCCCAAACATATATTCCTGAAACACCATCTCCAGTGTAAGAAGCTGTTACTCCGTTGGCTAATTGGAGACGAATAACTGTGCTCTGACTAAGGGCAGCAGTAAATGTCATCCAGATTCGATATATGCCGTTTCCAGTGTTTTCTATCCCACGGCTAACAAATTCTGTTCCACCGCCATTTCCAGCCCAATCTCCAGTTACTGGATCGAAAAATGCTTGAGCTGTACTACCTGAAGCTACACGCAAATATAGATTGCGGGGGCTTGTATGAGCTTTAACAAAAACAGAATAACAATATGTTGTACCTGCCGTTAAAACGATATTGCGGTCCTGAGTGTAATGCTCAGTAGCCGCTGTATCTTCTACCACCAGCGCCATAGTTTTGTCTCCCCTGGGGGAGTCGCCGCTGTTATTTGTCGTCGTAACTCGTGAACCTGCACCCCACTGTTCGGAGTAGGTATATAAGTTTGTTGCACCTGCCTCGATCAACAGCCCTTGTTTCAAAAAACGTGGTTCGTCGATTTCAGCAGTCTGCATAACACCAGCCTTATCAATGTAAGTTCCTGTTGTTGATCGAGAGAACGTCATCGACTTAGTTGGCAGAGGGTAACTGGTGCCGGCCACTGTGATTGTGTCCGCTGGTGCGATCCCGGCCAGCAGTCGAAGGTCATCATTGAGCGGTGCCCACACATCAGGGAACGGCGCATCCACGTATCCGGTGGCCGCCGCCGAGTTCGCAGCATCAGCTGCGCTTTGGGCGGCGGCCTGCTGCGCGGCCTGAGCTTGCTGGGCCGCTGTCGTTGCCTGGGTTGCGGCCTGGGCTGGTTTTATAGTAACTGCATCGATAGCGCGCTTTAATCTTTCGGCCAGACTCGGCTGAGCCGCGCCTATGGGCATTTCGACCACAGTTCCTTCCG